AAGAGATAGGTAGCCTTGCAGACCATAGATTTTTAATGGTAGCAAAAGACGCTATGAGTTTTAAGTCTCAAAAAGACAAAAGACCTATAGTTTCTAAAAAAGTTGCTAATGCTCCTAAAGTTTTAAAAGCTGGTGTTGCTAGATCGAATGTTAGTTCAGGTAGAGAAGAAGTAAGAAATAAAATCAAGACGCTAAGAAAGACTGGTCACATAAGAGATGCTCAGTCAGCAATAGCAGATATGATTAATCTTAAATCTCAACAAAGGAAATAATACAATGGCACAACCAACTAACACGTTTGATACGTATGATTCAGTCGGTGAAAGAGAAGATCTTTCTGACGTTATCTACAGTATCTCACCAACAGATACGCCTTTCCTAAGTTCTGCAGCTAAAACACAAGCAACTGCAGTTCTTCACGAATGGCAAACCGACTCACTTGCAGCAGCATCAACTTCAAATGCTGTTATTGAAGGTGACGAGGCAACTTTAGATGCATCAACTGCAACTACTAGACTTTCTAACAGTACACAAATTATGGATAAAACTGTAGTTATTACTGGTACTCAAGAATCTGTAGACAAAGCAGGTAGAGCATCTGAGATCGCTTATCAAATAGCTAAAAAAGCTAAAGAGTTAAAAAGAGATATGGAAAGTACTATTACTTCTAACAATGCAGAAGTAACAGGTGGTTCAGGTACTGCACGTCAATTAGGTGCACTTGGATCTTGGGTTACTACTAATGATGACCTAGCATCTGATGGTGCTTCTGGTGCAGGTGCAGGAAATGCAGATCACACAAATGGTACTCAAAGAGCTTTCACAGAGTCTCAATTAAAATCAGTAATTAAATCAGTATGGAATGCTGGTGGGGATCCTTCTATGATTATGGTTGGCCCTTTCAACAAACAAAAATTATCAGGATTTACTGGTAATAGTACTAGATTTGATGCTGGTGCAGACGCTACTTTATACACATCAGTTGACGTATACGCATCTGACTTCGGTCAATTGCAAGTAGTACCTAATAGATTTTCTAGAGATAGAGAAGCTTATGTACTAGATATGGAATACTGGGGTGTTGCTTTCTTAAGAGATTTCACTATGCATGAACTTGCAAAAACTGGTGACTCTGAAAAAAGACAACTTTTAGTAGAAGCTACTCTTGAATCAAGAAATGAAGCTGCAAGTGGTGGAGTTTTTGATTTAACTACTTCATAATAATTACAACTGTTTGGGGGAGTAACCTTTTAATCTGCTCCCCCAGCAGATTCTAACAATGAAGATCTGAGAGAGGGTTAAGATCGGAACATTTAAGGAACACAATGAGAACATTAAACGACTATTTTTTAACTTCAACTATTGCTGATATTAGTACAGCGTCATCAACTTTTGTACCTGTACCAGATGGTGGAAAAATTATTAAAATTATAACTGCACTTCAAGGTGCAATTACTTCTGCAAATGCAGGAATATCTTTTGAAATTGGTGGAACTGCAGTAACTGGTGGTGGCATAACTGTTGCACACTCAGGTTCAGCAGCAGGAACTGTAGACACAGCAGAACCTACAGCAGCTAATCAAGTATTAGAAGATGGAACAATAGAAATGATTACTGATGGTGCATCAAGTGGTGCTAAAAAATTAGTAGTAACATTTGTTATAAGAAGATAATTAATTATGGGGATGGCAACATCCCCAAAACAAATAAGGAACAAAACATGAACTACGCAATGAGACCTCTAACTACACAAAAGGTTACATCTTCTGGTTCGTCTGCACAATCATCTGCTTTTAGTGCTAATATTGAATATATTAGAGTAATACCAGATGCTGATTGTCATATCGAATTTGGAACAAATCCAACAGCAACTAATGCTAAAATATTTTTAGAATCTAAAACTTCAGAATGTTTTAAAATTTCGCCTGGCGAAAAAGTAGCTGTAATTGGATCAGTAAATTTATACGTTACAGAATTATCTGAATAATTTATGGGTAAAATAAGATCAGTTGAATATGATGCTGGAATAAAGACTAAATACATCCAAGAGTCTAATGGTTCTTTAACTATTAATAACTCTCAAGATGTAAACCCTTTATTAAAAAGAAACAAAGCTCTTTATAATCATGATAGTGGTTATATTTCTGGTGCTAAAGAAATGAAAAGAGTGGCAAGTATACCACCTTTAATACTTTCTATATGGGCTAAAGAATATAATGGAACTAACAACTGGTTTCAATTACCTAAAGATATACAAAGAAAAATAATGAAAACTAAACTTAATAGTAATGAGTTTAGATATTTTAGAACAGCTGAAGGAAGTTTATAATGTGGGGAGCAATAGGTAAAGGTATATTAAAATTTGCTAGTAAAAAAAATAAAAATTTAACTAAAGTTTTTAGGGGAACTGAACCTAAAAGCAAAGCAATAAACCTTAGTAAAACTGGAATGTATAATTCTAAACTTTCAGGTAGATTTTTTTTTGATAATGCTGCAGATGCTCGATGGTATGCACAAAGACAAGGAACTTTAACAGGAAAAGTTTTTTCAACTAAAATTCCAAAAAATTATGCAAGAATAGGTCGTAAAATGTCTATAAGAAGAAGTGGCCCTAGATATGGAAGTGAACTTATTCTTCCTAAAAAATATGTAGGAACAACAAAACTAGATTTAAAAAATACTACTTTAGCTCGTTTAGAAGCAACAGGAAATAAAATTAAAAAATTTACTATAGGATAATAATGGCACTAACAACATTTTCAGGATTAAAATCATCTATAGCAGATTGGTTAAATAGATCTGATTTGACAACTCAAATCGCAGATTTTATTGCACTAACTGAAGCTGATTTTAATGCTAAACTAAGAATACGACAGATGGAACAAATAGATACTATTACTATAGATTCTGAAACAGAATCTGTTCCTACTGGTTTTATAGGTGTAAGATCTTTTTATATATTATCAGCTAGTACAAAATATGCTTTAGAGTATATAACTCCACATAATATGTTTGAAATTAAAGCTGGATCAACAACTGCTAGACCTAGAGTCTATACAATTGAAAGTGATAATGAAACAGAAATTTTACGTTTTGGCCCTGCCCCTGATACTTCTTATACTGGGTACTTATCATATTATAAAAGTTTTGGAGCTCTTAGCGATACTAATACATCAAATTACATTTTAACAAATCATCCTGGAATTTATTTATATGGTTCATTATATCATGCAGCAAACTTCTTAGGTGGAATAGATCCTAACCAAGTACAACAATGGTTACAAATGTATATTTCAGCTTTAGAAAGATGTGAAAATAATGACAAACAAGATAGTTATGGTGGATCACCAGTAACACAAAGAACAGACGTACAAACAGATTTATCATTTTATAGGGCTAGATAATGATTGATAAAAAAGAAAGAAAACAATTAAAAAAAGCAGCAGCTCATCATTCTAAAAAACATATGAATATGATGATTAAAGATATGAAAGCTGGTTTAAGTTTTAATAAAGCTCACAAAAAAGCTGTTAAAAAAGTAGGCAAATAATGTTAATACCTTTTGGAGAATGGCTACCTGATCAACCAGCACATGGAATGAAAGGTGCTAACGTAGCAACTAATGTTTATCATGCTTTGGGATCTTACAAAAGATTTCCATCATTAGTATCATATTCAGGTACATCAAATACTACAAAAGATGCACATGGTTCAGGTTCATTTAGAGATAACTCTAATGCTGTATTTAATTTTGTAGCAACTAAAACAGATATATATCAATTAGCATCAGGAGCTTTTACTTCTCGTAAAGGAAGTTTAACAGGAGATGATGATGACTATTGGACATTCACACAATTTGGTGAATACGTAATTGCAAGTAATGGAGTAGATGCAGCTCAATTTTATTTAATGGGAACATCAACTAACTTTGCTGCTCTTACTTCAATTCAAACAGCAGGAACTTGTCCTGTGTTTAGAGTTTCTGGAGTAATAAGAGATTTTTTAGTTACAGGTAATATAGTTGGAGCAACAAACAGAATTCAATGGTCTGGTATTAATGACATAACAGTATGGTCAGGTAAACAATCAGACTTTCAAGATCTTCCAGGATCAGGTGGTAGAGTTGTAGCTATAACTTCTGGAGAAGTAGGTTATGTATTTAGACAAAACCAAATAGTACGTATGGACTATGTTGGTGGAGCAACAGTATTTAGACTTTCAGTAATTTCACCTAATAGAGGTGCAGTATATGGAAGAACAGTATGTCAAGATAATAGACGTGTATTCTTTTATGCTGATGATGGTTTCTATGAAATACAAGGTGATAACGTAGTAGGTATTGGAGTAGAAAAAGTTAATAGATTTTTTGATGCTGATTTAAACAAAGCATATGCTGATAGAATAGTAGCAGCAACAGATCCTTTTAATACATTAGCTATGTGGTTGTACCCATCAGTTAATAATACTTCTAATACAACAGGTACTTGTGATAGAATGATTATATATAATTACTCTACACAAAAGTGGTCTTTAGCAAAAACAAACGCTAGTCAAATATTTCCACAATTTGTAGGAGCTTATACTGTAGAATTAATGGATATTATATCTGAAAATCTTGAAGATATTAATGCTGCATTAGATACAGATTATTGGGATGGTGGACAGATGTTTTTAGGTGGAATAGATAACGAATTTAAAGCTGCAATCTTTTCAGGAAACTCAAATGAATGTGAAATAGAAACAGCAGAATTAGAAGGTTTCCCAGGTGCTAGAACTAACATTCAAGGAGTTAGACCAATAGTAGATGCAGAAGCAACAGTAACTGTAAAAACTAGAGAAAGATTAGCAGATACAGAAACAGAATCTAGTTCATCTACAATGGTAGATAGTGGTATTAATCCTGTTAGACAATCAGGAAGATATATAAGAGCTAATGTAAAAATAGCTTCAGGTACAGATTTTAATCATGCACAAGGTATAGACATTGTAGCATCAAAAGCAGGGTATAGATAATGGCAGATACAATAGATATTGATAATGTTAGATATTCATTTGAAACACAAGAATATTTTCAAAGACAATTAGAAGAAGCAGTAAATACATTAGTAAATAAAAATAATACTGAAAGCGATAAAGCATTCAGTTGGTTTATGAATTAGGAGAATCATGGCAGGAACATTTTTAGGAAAATACGATACAACATCAGCAAATAACACAGCTACAGGAACTAATTCAATTTCAGTAGCAGAAGGAATGTTACCATCTAATATTAATAACGCTTTTAGAAGTGTTATGGCAGATATTAGACAACATTATAATGCAGCTGAATGGATTGAATATGGTGATGGTGCAGGTACTTACACAGCTACTTACGCATCAAGCACATCATTTACAATTGATGGAGCAAATGTAACATCTATTTATCATGCTGGACGTAGAGTTAAAGTTGTAGCATCAACGCCAGGCACAATATATGGTACTATATCTAGTACATCTTTTTCAACAAACACAACAGTTAATGTTACTTGGGATTCAGGAAATTTATCTAATGAAGCAATTACAAGTGTACATATTGGTGTATTAGCTAAAACAAATAATTCAATACCTACTGGTGTTATAGCAGCAGGTAATATAGCAGATGATGCAATTACAGCTGCAAAAATGGCTGCTAATTCAGTAGATTCTGATTCATATGTTGATGGAAGTATTGACTTAGCTCATATGTCTGCAAACAGTATTGATAGTGATCAATATGTAAATGGATCAATTGATGCAGAACATTTAGCAGCAGATATAATTACTGGAGCTAAAATTGCTGATGATGCTATTGATAGTGAACATATTGTAGATGGTTCTATAGATACAGCTCATATTGCAGCAGATCAAATTACAAATGCTAAAATAGCAGATGATCAAATAGATTCAGAACATTATGTTGATGGAAGTATAGATCTTGCTCATTTAGCAGCAGACTCAGTTAATGGTTCAAAAATAGCAGATGACAGTATAAATTCAGAGCATTATGTTGATGGCAGTATTGATACTGCACATATAGCAGATAGCCAAGTTACACTTGCTAAACTTGCAGCTAGTTCAGTAAACTCATCTAAAATTGTAGATGATTCTATTGTTAATGCAGATATTAATTCTAGTGCAGCAATTGCAGCTACTAAAATTCATGATGGTACAATTTCTAATACAGAATTTGGTTATCTTAATGGAGTATCTTCTGCTATCCAAACACAGATAGATACTAAAGCAGCAACATCATATGTTAATGATGCAGTTGCAGGACTAAGAACTAGAATTATTGCAGAGTGTGCATCTACTGCCAATGTAACAATTTCATCTGGTCTTGAAGCTGGAGATACAATAGATGGTGTTACACTTGTTGCAGGAGATAGAGTTTTATTAAAAGATCAAAGTACAGCATCTGAAAATGGTTTATATACTGCAGTAGGATCTGGTGCTGGAGCAGCATCAAGAGATACACAGTTTAATAGTATTGAAGAACTATCAGGACAAATGATTGTAGTTAATCAAGGTAGTGTAAATGATAATAAAATATTTCTTTGCACAACAAATAACACAGCTTCATTAGGTTCTGACTCAATTACTTATAGCGTAATAACTCCTAGTAATTCTGGAACTGTTACTTCTATAGGAATAGCAGATGCAGGAGCTGGAGAATTTACAGTAGGCAGTACACCAGTTACATCTAATGGAAATATTACACTTGCAATAAATAGTATTGCAGATACAAAATTAGGTACTATTGGTACAGCTAATAAAGTATCACTTACTGCCTTGAATATTGATGGTGGAAGTGATATAGGTGAAGATCTAACTACATCTGATTTAATAATAGTAGATGATGGTGCTGGTGGTACAAATAAAAAAGCTGCATTATCAAGAGTTGTAACTTTAATGACAGCACAAGGATTTGTAACAGATGACCCTACAGCCCTTGCAATAGCTTTGGGTTAAATTAATAATAAGGAGAAAATAAGAAATGGCAAATACGTTTAAAGTAGTAACATTTGCAGCAGAACCAGCGTCAGCAGGTACACCATATAAAATGTATACTGTAGCAGGAAGTACAACAACTGTTGTTCTTGGTTTGATTCTTACTAATATTCATACATCAGCAGTTACTGTTGAAGTAGAATTAGTTAGTGATACATCAAACAGAGGTGGTGCTAATAATGTAGCAAATGGTACAGCTTTTTTAGTTAAAGATGTATCAATTCCAGCAGGAAGTTCATTAGAACTTTTATCTGGTGGTAAAGTTGTTTTAGAAACAACAGATGAAATTAAAATTGATTGTTCAGTAGCTGATAAAGTTTCTGGAACATTATCTATAATGGAGATTACGTAAGATGGCTTATATTGGTAAAATACCTGCAGCAGCAGCAATTACTGCTTCTGATCTTGATCCAGCAGTTATTACTGGTCAAACAGCTTTAACATCCGAACCAGCTTCAACTGATGAATTTTTAATAAGTGATGCTGGAGTTCTTAAAAGATTAGATGCTAGTTTAGTTGGTGGTGGTTTAGTTTTACAAGTTATTACTGCAACTCACTCAACTGCTGTAACACAAACTTCAAATGCTTACGCAACATCTGGATTAACAGCAACAATAACTCCATCATCAAGTTCAAATAAAGTTTTAGTTTTAACTTCATCTGCAATTCAAACATTTGGAGATGGTTCAAGTTCTTCTGGTAGAGTTGGATTAGTAGGTTTATTTAGAGGTACAGTATCAGCAACAAAATTAGCAGAACACCAATCTGGTGTTAGTATGGTTTCTGGTACAACAAGTACAAACGATCATTCTTACAATACTGTATCTTTTGCAGTTCTTGATAGTCCAAGTACAGCTTCATCACAAGTATATACTGTTGGAATTTCTGGAAGTGGTGCTGGTGAAGTTTTAGCACAAGGCCAGAGTAATACAAGCTCAATAACTTTAGTGGAGATAGCTGGATAATGAATAACATACAAAAAATTTTAAAAGCAATTAGAAAAATTAATCCTAATTCTCAAATGAATATTGTAGGAGAAGATATAGATACTTGCACAATAACTTGGTTAGAAAATACAACACCTATTTCTAAATCTGATATTAAAAGTAAAATACCAGAAGTTGAACAAGAAGAAACTGATGAAATAACAGAAAAAGCTAACAATAAAACATCTGCAACAAACAAATTAAAAGCATTAGGTTTAACTGATGCTGAAATAGAGGCATTATAATATGGCATATATAGGTAGAGAACCACAAATAGGAAACTTTCAAGTTTGTGATGCAATATCAGTAGTCAATGGTCAAGCTGCATACACTATGCAAGTAAGCTCTGTTAATGTTTCTCCAGAAACTGCTAATCATGTTTTATGTAGTTTAAATGGAGTATTACAAAAACCAGGTAGTTCATTTACTGTATCTGGTTCAACAATAA